ATGATAAATACATTTATGTACAGTTGTATTATTTGATAAATAATCAATATCTTTACCTATTATTTTCATTATATCATCTCCTTTTATATAATGATTATAATATATATTTATAAAGTTCCAATTAAGACAATATCAAATTTAAATTAAATAAAAAGCGAATTCATCTCAAGCCTAAAGGCAAGGGCTTTCTTCGCTATATTCATGTAAAAAAACATAAAAAAAGAAGCCCTAAGGCTTCAATTTAAATCCGATAATCCTTTTTAATTCACTCATTTGATATCCTACTTTTTATTAAACCTCTTTTTGCTAAATTATTAATCATTTGCAAAGAATATTCATATGTTCCGTTTGGTAAAAAATATCTTAAATATTCTTCATCTATAATTTCACCTTCTCTTTGAGCTTCTTTAATACCTTGAAAAATTAATCTTTCGGCAAAAGGAATTGGAATATTATAAATTTCTTCATCAAGAATTAAATAATCTTGTAAAACTGCTTCAATTGAAGAATTAAAAAAAGTTTCTAAAATATATTTAATTACAAATTCTTTTTCGTCCATAAAATCACCTCATTTCAGTTAAATTATATCAAAAAAGACAAAAAATTGATTTTTTGAAAATTAGTGATATAATACTAACGAGAGGTGAAAATAATGAAAGAAAATCTTAAAAAAATATGGCAAAATTTGCCAAATGCTGTAAAAAAAGATTTGGGAAAATTTTTAAAATATGAATTTTTGGATATAAAAGGGAAAAAAGAAAACGATATAGAATACAAAAGGAGATATTTAAAACTTATTTTTGAATTAAACACCATAATAGTTACTTATACTGGTGATTTAGAAGAATTTCAAGGATATAATAAAGGTCTTAAAAGTTATGTTTATTGTTTAAAAGAACCTTTTTGGAATATAGAATTTACAGATTTTGAAGAACAAAGAAAAATTCAACCTAAAAAAACAAAAAAGGAAGGTATTTTTTAATGGAATTTACTGTAAAAGATTTAAAAGAAGCTGGAGTTGATGAAGAAACTATAAAAAAAGTAGTAAATTTTTTTAAAAACAAAAAAAGTTACAAAATTGTTTTAACAGATATGATTCACCCTTCTTTAAACGTTTGGACTAAATGGCATTGGGCGAGAATTAGCAAAAAAAAGAAAGAATTTGAAGAAACTATTTATTGGCTGGCAAAACAGCAAAAAATAGACAATTTAAAACTAAAAAAAGCAAAAATTAAAATAATTTATTATTTCTCTAACAAGCAAAGGAAAGACAAAGATAATTTTGCACCAAAATTTATAATGGATGGTTTAACAAAAGCCGGAATTATAACAGATGATAACGACGATGAAGTTACTGTAACCATTAAGTTTGATTATGACAAAAAAAACAAAAGAACGGAAATATTAATATCAAAATAATAGAGGTGATTTTATGGCAAGGAAAAGGAATCCAGTAGAAGGAAAACAAAGAATAGGAGCAACATTATTAACTCAAAAATTTAAACAAAAATATGGGTATAGAAACATTTCTCATAACGATATGCATAGATTAATAAGAAGGTTATTTATTCTTATCTCTGAATTGCATACCGAAGGAAACACCATCAACATACAAGGCTGTTATGAATTTTATCCGCAATTTAAAAGAGGAAGAAAAATAACAAACGGCTTTTTAAAAAATTATGATTTACCTGACCGTTATGTACCTTCTGTGTATGTTTCTAAAAAAGTGAAAAAGAAAATGTATGAAGAATTTATAGATGAAGAAAAAAGAGTTGAAGATGTTAAAAAAGCTTTAAAAGAAAAAAAACTTGAATACGATAATAAATTAATAGATGAAATAGACAAATTCTTATAATAATCGCAAATAAAAGCCCTTAATTGGGGCTTTTTTTATATTATGATATAATTTTACTGAAAGGAGTGATAATATGCCAATTAGTGCCGACAAAACAAAAGAAATGTTACAAAGATTATTAATAAAATTTCAAAAAGACAGAAATAATTTTAACTCAGAAGATAATCAAATGATTTTTAAATATTGGAGAGATTTAGGATATATTGAGTATTCTTATCAAGGTTATTCTTTTCTTGATTTTAAAATACTTTTAGAACAAATAGAAAAAGGCGGTACAAAAATTCATGCTTTTAATATTGCAGGAATAAATTATAAAAGTTTTATGGAATATACCAAAGAAGGTAGGCTTGATAAAGCTGAAAAAATACCATGGTATCATCCTAAAAAATTTTATGCTAAAGAGTTAGTTAGAGTAAAATCACAAACTATAACAGATGTTTTAAATAAAATAAAACAAAACAAAGATTGGAAAGCTTTAGCCTATTGGCTTAAAACTGTTCATCCTACTGAATTTTCAGACCATGCTATTAAAAAGGCTGTTGAAAACAAAAACGAAAACGAAACAGTTGTTATTAAATTTAAAAGCAAAAATGGAGAAGATGTTGATTTAATGGGGACAAATCAAAAAAACGAAAATCAACAAATTGAAGTTCAATCAACAAACAAAAAACAACAAAAAGAAGAAGAATTTAAAAAATTTAAAGAAAAAAATAAAATAGATGATGAAATGCTTGAAATAGCTGAGCAACTATTGAATTCAATTGAGAAGGATTGATTTAAATGGAATTTCAAATTCATGAAGATATGTTTAATCCTGTTTATTTACCGTATTTGAAAAGAAACGAAATTTATCAAATTTACTATGGCGGAGGTTCTTCTGGTAAATCTTTTTTTATAGCTGAAAGACTTGTTTTAGAAGCCTTAATGTATAAGAAAAAAACTCTTTGTGTCAGGAAGGTTGGAAATAAAATAAGAGATTCGTTGTTTGCGCAAATAACAGAAATTATAAATTTATTTCAAATGCAAAATTATTTTAAAGTTCCTTCTTCTCGTTCAAATAATTTAACTATAGATTGTAAAACAACTGGTTCACAATTCCTTTTTACCGGGCTTGATGAAGTTGATAAATTAAACTCAATAGTTGGAATTACAGATATATGGGTAGAAGAAGCATACGAAATCACACAAGCGGACTTTTTACAGCTTGATACCCGTATTAGAGGACAAAAAGATTTTAAAAAAAGAATTATATTTTCTTTTAACCCTGTTTCAGCAAGAAGTTGGATAAAAGATTTTTGGTTTGATAATGTGACTGATTATTATAAAGACAATTCTATTATTTTAAAAACAACTTATAGAGATAATAGGTTTTTAAGTCCTCATGATTTTGAAGCTCTTGAAGCAAAAAAAGAAATTGATCCGGTTTTTTATAACGTTTATGCAAATGGAGAATGGGGAGAATATTCAAATATTATCTTTTCAAATTGGAAATATGTTAATTTTGAAAAGAAATTCGGCATTACCGATTTAGGATATTTTGATAAAGTTTTGTATGGAATGGATTTTGGTTATAATGATCCAAACGTTTTAATTACAGTAGGTGTTAAGTTTCCTCCAAGACCTACTTTACCTATAGAGTTGTTTATATTTGATGAGTTTTATGAAACTAAACTTACAAATACCGAATTTATAAAAAAAGTTAAAGATATTTATGGCAATCAATTATATGGAAAGAAAATTACTTGTGATTCTGCAAACCCGGGTTTTAGAATAGAATGGCAACAAGCAGGGTTTAAAATGGCTAAAGCAAACAAAGGGAATGGCTCGATTCAAACAGGAATAAGTTTTTTAAAATCATGTAAAATATGGATCAGCGAAAGATGTCCAAACACAAAAATGGAATTCGAATCTTATAGATACAAAACTAAAGATGAAGAGGTTCTTGATGAGCCAATAGACAATTTTAACCATGCTATAGATTCTATAAGATATGCTGTTGAAGACTTAAGAATAAATAGAAACAGAAAAATAAGAAAAATAAGGGTGAGATAAATGAGAATATTAAAAAAGAAAGATAATTATTGGAGATTATATAGAAATACAGAAAAGGATATTTCAGATTACAAAGCTTCTCGCGGTATACAATCTGATTTAAGAATAATTACAAATCCAATTCCTGAAATTATTGATATAGATATTTCTTTAATAAAAAAGAATATAAAAATTACTGGTTATGGTCAAGAAGTTATAAAATCTAACGACGCCGAATTGCAAGATGAAATATTAAAATCAATGCTTATTGATGGTATTGGTTGGTTAGAAATTCAAATAATTGATGACAAACCAACAATAACACCTCTTAAAATTGGTGAAGTTTCAGAAATAGAATATGATTTAAATGGCAATATTATTCAAATAACGATAAGAGTTACACAAAATAATTTTCAAACAACAAAAAAATATTATATTGACAGAGATGGAATACCTAAAATACAGATTACAACAAATAATCCGGCAATAAAAGAAGAAATGGAAAAAGCCGGATATGATTCAAACAATGAAAAAATAAATATTTATGGATTTGTTCCGGTTATTGAATTGGCTGGTCCGAGAACAGATTCAGAAGCAAACGTTTCAAGGGTTGATGGAATATTAGATATAATAGAAGAAATAAACGAATTTAGTTATTCTTTAAAAGGAATTTATCAACTGCACGGAGAACCTTATTTAGCTGGAAATGAAAATTTTTCAGATGAAGACCTTGCGGTTTTGGCGGATAACCAAGTTGAAGAAGAAGAAACGACAGATCCAAATCTTTTTGGTCAAATTGTAAAAAAGAATGGAAAAACAATAAAATATATTCCTTTGTCAGAAGGCGGAAATATTCAGTATGTAGAAATGAAAGGTGCAATGGCTGAATATTGGCATAAAGACACAGAAGATAAGCTCGAGAGATTAAATAAAAAGTATCCTGAACTTTTAATGGCCGAACTTATGCAAGGTAGCGCTATGTCGGGGTATGCTGTTTATTTAAAATTAATATCTCTTACAGCTATTATCGAAAATTATAGAAATAAATATAAAACAGTTCTTATAAAATTATTTGAATTCTCAAGTTTGATGGAAGGTATACAAAATAACACAAGAATTGAAATGGGTAAAATAATCCAAGAAGCAACAATAGAAACGGTTAATATGATTATATCTGTTTATCAAACCGGATTAATTGATAAAGAAACAGCTATAAACAAAATATCTGATTTGTTAGAATTAGATTCTTTACAAGTTTTAGAAAATTTAAAAAATCCGGAGTTGCAAAACAATAATGAAACAAATATAGACGGTATAAACATGAATAACTCAAAAACAAGAGAATCAACATCTTTAACCTAATTAGTCGTAAATCCCCTTCCTTTAGGTGGGGGATATAAGCCACTTGTACTTGACTTTTGCTTATAGTTATGTTATAATTATAGTAACCATAAAAACGAGGTGATTATAATGTATAAATTAGATAAGACCGGAAATGCAACATTTTCTCTTATGTACCATTTTATAGCTGTTGTAAAGTATAGAAAGCAAATTTTTATAAATGATGAAATAATTTCAGATTTGAAAACTATAATAAAGCAAAAAGCAGATAATTTTGATGTTGAAATAATTGAACAAGAATGTGGGATTGACCATATACATATACTATTCAGGACTAAACCTACACTCGAAATGACCAAATTTATCAATGCTATAAAAGGACATTCGTCAAGGGAACTAAGAAAAAAATATAAAGAATTTTTGAGTGATAAACTATGGGGTGATAGTTTCTGGTCTCCTTCTTATTTTCTGGCAACTACTGGAAATGTGACGATAGATATTCTTAAACAATACGTTGAAAATCAAAGGAGTGGCAGTGATGGTAAAGAATAAGGCATATAAGTTCAGATTATACCCGAATCAAGAACAACAAATTATGTTTGCAAAAACATTCGGTTGTGCCAGATTTATCTACAATAAAATGTTGTCCGAAAAGATAGCATATTATGGGCTTACAAAAAAAACACTCAACATTACTCCGGCTAAATATAAAGATGAATTTCCATTTCTGAAAGAAGTTGACAGTTTAGCCTTAGCTAATGCACAACTAAACCTCGATAAAGCATATAAAAACTTTTTCAGGGATAAATCTGTCGGTTTCCCGAAATACAAATCAAAGCATAAATCAAGACAGCGTTATACTACAAATAACCAGAATGGAAGTGTGAGAATTGAAAATAATAAAATTAAACTTCCAAAAATTGGTTTTGTTAAAATTAAGATACACAGAAATATTCCTGAAAATTCAATCATTAAATCCGCTACTGTTGAGAAAACACCCACAGACAAATACTATGTTTCTGTCCTTGTTGAATACGAAGAAACAGAAAACATTATCGACAAATCAAAAGCTGTCGGATTAGATTATTCGATGACAAACTTCTATGTTGACAGTAACGGTAACAAAGCTAATTATCCCAAGTTTTACAGAAATGCACAGGAAAAGTTAGCCAGAGAACAGAGAAAATTATCTAAAATGAAATTACATTCAAATAACTGGTATAAACAGAAAAAGATTGTAAATAAAATCCATGAAAAAATCTCTAACCAGAGAAAAGATTTTCTGCATAAACTAAGCAGACAGATAGCCAATGTCTGTGATATCGTTTGCGTGGAAGATTTGAACATGAAAAATATGAGCCAGTACCTCAACTTTGGAAAATCTGTAATGGATAACGGCTGGGGAATGTTCATTGAATTTTTATCTTATAAAGTCAAAAAACTCATAAAAATAGATAAATGGTTTCCATCATCTAAAACATGCCATGTGTGTGGATATAAAAATGATAATCTCACTTTGTCTGATAGAGATTGGACTTGTCCGGATTGCGGAACACATCACGACAGAGACATAAACGCATCAATAAACATACTGAATCAAGGATTATTATTAGTATAACACACTAAAAACCGTAGGGACTGCGGGGTTAGCCTGTTGATACTTGTAGGATGTTATCTACATTGAGCAGGAAGCCACCTGCTTTAGCTGGTGGTAGTTCACAATAATAAGTTAATTTGCAGTATAAAACAAAAAAATGTATAATTAAAGTGATTATAATACTATAGGGAGGTATATAAAATGCCAAAAGACGGTAAATTATTTGATGAACCAACAGAAACAAAACCAACAGAAAATAATTCAACAGAACAAAATGAAAATACTCAAACAAATGTTTCTGGGAATAAAGTTTTTGAAGATATTTTAAAATCAGAAGATATGCAAAATTATTTAGCAAAAAGAGATTTAGAATTAAAAAAACAAATATTAGAAGAAACAAAACCAAAAGAAAAAGAACCGGAAGAAGCAAACGAAAAGGTTGAGTTTTATAAAAAACAACTTGAGCAAGTAGAGCAAGAAAAAAAGAATTTAGAAATCAATACATCTTTAAAAGAAGCTATTGTTGAAAATGATTTAATGTTTTTTAAAGATTGGATTATTGAAAACGTTAAAATTCAATCAGCTGATGAAGCTCAAATAAAAATGAAAAGTTTAGCAAAATTATTTGAAAAACAAAAGAAAAAAGCCGAAGAAGATTTAACAAATAAACTCAAAAAAGGAGTTACTACTCCAAAAGGAAGTTCTTCTTCTGATGATATTAAAAACATTGTTGAACATTACGCAAAAAAACAAAACAATAGAACCGGTGGAGCTTCAAGCTGGTTTAAAAATGATTAGGAGGTTTAAACATGTTAGATAAAATAATTACTTATGATGGAGATAACAAAGTTGGTTTAGTCTTATCAGATGTAAGAAGTTATTTAGGTGGGCCTTTATTTTTTGATGTTTCAAAAGCACAAGGAGCAAATGGTCAAAGAAACTATTTAGAACAAGGGGTAGTAATAGGAAAAATAACCAGTTCTGGAAAAGCAAGAATTTGTACAAAAACCGAATTGGCTTCTGAGGCTTCATCTGCAACAGATTTAACAGTAAAAAACGCTTTACCTTTTGTTGTTGGAGATTCAATAAAAGTAAACAATGGTTCAGCAACAGAAATAACAGCAATTGATTATTCAACAAATGTAATAACAGTAGCGGACGCACAAACGGCTGACGCAAATTCTTTGGTTGTCGGAACCGATGGTTCGGAAGTTCCTGTTATGATAACTATTAATCCTGTAAATTTTTTGAAAGCCGAATGTGTTTTAGATGACGTTCCGGTTGAAGGGATAGACTTTGGAAAATTAAACCAAAATAAAGTAACTGGATTTATAGATTCTTTTAAAACAGATTTACCTCACATACAATTTGTAAACATATAATAAAAAAATAGGAGGTTTAAGAGATGATTAATAAAAACTCAAATCAAGGGTTTTCTTTGGAACAATGGCTTACTGGCGACCCTTTACAATATTATGTAGGAATGTTTGAAGAAACAAAAAAAATGCCTGAATTTTTGTTAAGCGCTATAATGCCAACAGTTTATATAGAAGATCCAGAATTCAGTTGGGAAATAATTGCAGATGTTTTACCTGTTTCAGCTATAGGAGATAATCCTGATGGTATTGGTAATCCCGTAGTTAGACAAGGTTTGAAAAAATATTTTTCAGAAACATTTACCTTTAAACAACACAGAACATTGCCATCAGCTTTATATTTAGCTTTAAGAAACGGTTCTAACGCTTCTGGAATGGCAACTCAAAAAATATTTAACGATGTAGATATGGTTATAATGGGGTTACAAACATCTTTAGAAAAATTTAGGGCTCAAGCTGTTCAATATGGAAAAGTTCAAATGACAAAGGCAAACGATGGAATAGATATAAATTATGATTTTGGAGTTCCAGCAAATCATAAAGTTTCTTTACAGAGTGCGCCTTCAACAGAAAAATGGTCTGATACCGAAAATTCTAAACCATTAGAAGATATGGCAGAATGGAAAAAAACTGTTGAGGACGATATGGATTTCTTATATGGTATGTGTTCTCAACAAATTATGGATTGGTTGTTAGCTAACAAATCCATAAAACAAGCTTATTATGGAACTGACAAAATGAACCAACCTATGACAGTTTTAGAATTAAATGAATTTTTAAACAGAAAAGGTTTACCTATGATAATGGTAAATAAAGATAAATATAGACACGCAGTTGATTTTTCAGAAGTTAAATTCTGGAACGATAATAAATTAGTTTTCTTTGGTGCTGAAACTATTGGAAACATATTTACTTCAAAAACGCAAGAACAAGAATGGGTGGAAGCTGGAATAAATGATTTTCAGGTTGCAAGAACTGAAAGCGGATTATATGTTACTACCTACGAAAACAAAGGTAATTTCATGAAAAAAGACTTTATGACAATTGGAGCAGTAAAAGCTATGGCAGCTGTTCCTTTCAATAAAAAATTATTTATAGCTGATATATATTAATTCAACGCCCCTTCGGGGGCTTTTTGGGAGGTTAAAAAATGAAATACAAAGCTTTAGCTTTTATCAAAACAGAAAAAGGTTATATAAAACCTTACGAAATTTTTGAAAGCGACATTATATTTAGCCCAGAAATGGCTCAACCTTTTGATAAAGACACGATTGAACAAATAGAGAAACAATCTAAATCAGCTGTAGAAATGCAAAATGAATTATTAAGATTAACAGATGAAGTTAAAGAAAAAACAAAACAAATAGAAGATTTAGAAAAAACAAAAAAAGAAAATTTAAATACAATAGAAAAGTTTCAATCAAAAATGGAACAAGCTGTTCAGGCTTTGGCAAAAAAAGATTCAGAGATTCAAGATTTGCAAAAACAAATTAATTTGTTGAAAAAAAAGAAATAAAAAGGGAGGTGTAAAAAATGACTCTCTTAGAAGCTTTAAAATCGTCTATGGGGGAGTTAGACACTTCCAAGATAGATAATACATTTTATACAAACCAACTTTCTTTAAGAGGATTAGACGCACTTAAAGAATATAATTATGAAACAGATTATACTCAACTTATGATTACAAAAAAATATTGTTTATGGGCTTTAGCTTCAAATTTTGATATGATGGTTGATATTAGAAAAGGTGATGTATCAAAAAAATATTCAAAACAAGCTTTATTGGATTTGGCTGGAGTTTTAGACAGAAGGTTTCCTGAAATTAGAATAGGAAAGAAGTGATAACATGGATATAACAATAAAAAAAGTCAGAAATGATGGAGGATATGACCCCGATGGAAATCCGGTTATTATAACTTCATATCATGTTATTACGGGACTTGATGAAGAGTTTGATTATCAATATAAAAACAAAGGTGATTCGCAAGGCCTTGTTGACGGATATTTTACAGAAGAAGAAAGAGTTTTATACATTGACACAAATTTAATTAATCCTGCTTTAGAAATAACAGAAAAAGATTTTGTTTTAATTGGAAATTATCCGGCAGGCCCTTCAACAACAGATATACCAATTTATAATATAGTAAGTTATAGAAAGTTTATTAATAGTCATGTTGAGCTTATAATAAAGAGGTCATCATAATGTTTAAAATAAACACAAAATTTAATGCGAAAATATTTACAGACAATATCCTAAAAATAATAGAAGATGTAAGCAATGAAGCATTGGTTTTATCTTTAAGAGAAATAGGAAAATTAGGAGTATCAAACGCTAAAATGACCGGTAATTATAAAAATCAAACTGGAAATTTAAGAAATTCAATTTTTGCAGTTATTTTAAATAACGAAAACGAAATAATATATTTAGATAGAGATTTAAAAAGATTAACTCCTGATAGATACAATACAAAACCGGAAACTATAATGAATGAAGCTTTACAACAAGTTTTAGATGATTTAAAAATGCAAAAAGGTTATAAGTTAGCTGTGTGCGCCGGTTATTGGTATGGGGTTTTTGTTGAATTAAAAGGATTTACTGTTTTAACTCAATCTGTTCCAAACGCTCAAACAATACAAAATATTTTTCAAAAACATTTTGTTGAAGTATCAGCTAAAATAAAATCAAATCAAGAAATAGGATATAAAAACTATAGGATTGGAACAAAAAAAGATTATTTAATAAAATATACTTAAGGAGGTTAAAATATGTTTAGCGGATTAGAAGTTGTTTCTCAAGTATGTAATAAACTCCGTGATGACTTAAGTATACCTATATTTCCTATAGTTTCTACTCAAACACAAAATCAAATAATAGTTTTAATAAAAGGAAATGAACATGGGATAACAGTTATAAATCGTTCTGAACTTTGGTTTAAAATAGAATATCAGTTAAGAAACGGTACTATTCAATTGACAAATATAAAAAACATTATAGAAGAAATAGAAGAAGGATTACAGCAACATATTTCAGAAAATCTTGTTTTTTTAGAACCACTCAGTTTTATAGAACCTATAATAGACCCCGACAAAACTGATTATTCTATAACTGTTTTAAGATATGCAATTAGAAGCATAAAAACAATTTAAGGAGGTACACAAAATGGCTACA